TGTTTAGTTTTATGTGTATCTTGTGAAGCGTTAGGATTGTCTTTAACCATTTCATAATACAATTGATAATCTTCAAGTTTATAAATTTCATTTAAAGTTGAAATATTTTTATAATATTCACGGTCAGGCGATAAATGAACTGTTCCTATTAACACGATTTTATGATTATTTTTTTCAAGATATAAAACATCTGAATTATAACCAAACCAATTCATTAAACTACAAAAACCTATTAAAAATATAACTGTATAAATAAATGTTCTAAAACTGAATTTAAAAAAAATCTAAAATAATATTTTTAATAGAAGTTAATTTAAAATATAAATAAATTGTCTGTAATTTTTTCATAATGTTTTTCCTTTTCTTTTTCCTTATTATATTATATAACGAAATAATAAAAAAGTAAATAACGAAATAAAAAAATATTTTCTGATAATATAAAAGGCTAACGCCTTTTTATTTTTAATAATTTAAAAAACGCTATTTAAAGGCTTATAAAATTATTTACTTGATAAAATATATTAAACTTATTTAAAAGTGATTAAAAAGATACTTTTTTGATTTATTATGTATAAACATACCTAAAAGATAAAATAAAAAAAGAAAGTCGTAAGACTTTCAAATATTATCAGAAAAAATTTAAACGCCTTAAATTAAAAAACAATGATCTTATTTACTATTGAAATAATATAGTTTCAGTAATGATCTAAAAACAATTATTGATCGGATGATCTCTAAAAAGTTTTCTATAAAAAAACAAAAATATATATATTTAGTTTCAACTTCTCTACACGCTTACTCTCGCAAGGCTTCCAGCGTTTTTCTGTTGCTCTAAATCCCGTAAAATTAAACCAACGCAAAACAAAAGATTATATATATTTAGTTTCAACTTCTCTACGCGCTTACTCTCACAAGGCTTCCAGCGTTTTTCTGTTGCTCTAAATCCCGTAAAATCAAACTAACGCAAAACATAAAAATTTAATTAAATATAAAATTTTATAAAAAAAATTATAAAATAATACTTGACAAATAATTTTATTGAAATATATTTAAAGATATAAACAAGGAGAAAATTATGAGAGCAAGAATGGATCGTGAAGCAGTTATGTATAGACTTGATAGAAAAAAATTATTTCAAGAAATTAGTCATTATAATTATGATTTAAGAAATGATTGTTTTAATGTTTATGAAAGAAATGAGAACGGTAATTTAGTAAGTTATCAACAAAAATATGAAAACAAAGAAACAAAATATTACACTTGGGAAGAATCAGAACACATTAGAAAAATGCAAGTTGATCCATATTATAAAATGGAATATGAAAATAAATTAAAACAAATTGAAGAAGAAAAAAATCAAAATATTATTATAAAAACTTGTAAAAAAATATTAAAATTAAGTCGTTGAAATAACGACTTTTTTTCATTTCGCTATTGACATTTTAGAAAAAAATTATATAATTTTATATATAGGAATTAAAAAAAAATAAGGATTTATTATGAAAAACAACAATAGGAATTATACAATAAAAGGATTAGATTTTAGATTATGTTATGTTAAAGCATTAGCTTCATTTTATAAATTTGAAGAGATAGCAAGAGGTAAAAAAGAAAAACAAACTCCTAATAAAAAAATAAGCTGCTTGGTTGGAGCGTTAGGTGAATATGCTGTAAAATTACATTGTGAAAAAACTTATTTAGATCAAAAAGCAGAAGTAATTCAAACTTCAACAAATAAAAAAGGTAAGTTTGAAAAACAAGATATAGTTATTAATTTTTTAGATGAAAATGAAGATAAAAAACAATATAAAATAGAAGTTAAGAGTCAACAAAAAGGTTATGCCCGTTGTCAAATTTTAGTAGAACACGCTGCTAAATATTTAGATAACAATATAGACTTTGTATTCTTTACTGAAATAAATTTTATAAAAGAAAGAAAAGAAATTACTATCGAAGAATTTGAAAATATATCTGACTTTACATTAATAAATATTATAGAAAAAGATCAAAATAAACATAATAATGGTTTAATAGAAATAGAAAAAATAGTCGCTGCTGATGTTGAAATTTATTGTGTAGAAAGACCAAAAACTTTTTTTAATACTAATAAATATGAAATACATTATAACAAATTTAAGAAGTTAACTTATATAAGAAAAGATTGTGTTATTATGTTATCTAACTATCAAATTATAAAAAATCAACAAGATATTTTAAGTGAAGTAAATGAGATTTTAAATGAAAAAGAGACAATTTATTTTATGTAAATTGTTTTATTACTTGTTAAATATTTTTTAACGAGTAAGGTGGGGATGTAGATTTTTTTGTATGTATTAAAATAGTAAAAAAAAAGAGTAAATTAATTACTCTATTTTTATTTTATTTTTTTGAATTATTTTTTCCAATTTACAACAGAAGTAGCTCCAAAGTATGCTAATATAATTACTGAAAAAATATAACCGTAAAATGTTAATCCGTCAACTTTTATTTGATTAATGTTTTCACTAAGCATTATATAAAAAACTATAATTATAATCATTGCAACAGATAACCAAGTCATCCATAATTGATGTTTATTTCTTTCTTTAATAATTAATTCATCTTTAATCTCTTGTTGTGAAAAAGTTATTCCTTTTATAGGTTCACCTGATTCATCAACTTTATCATATTTGTCAAACATATTTTTATTCCTTTTTTAAAAAATTATAATATAAAAAAATAAAATTAGCAATAGATACTTTACATTAAAATAATTTTAATTTATAATGAAAATAAAATATATAGGGGACAAAAATGTTTAAGAAAGCTCAAGCAGATCAAATGAGATCTATAATCCGTGAAACTTTAAAAATGTTAGGTGATGAATTTTATTCAGAAGGTATGGTTGAATTAATTTTCGCAACAGGAATTGCTGAAAGTAATTATGATTTTTTAGAGCAAGTTGGAGGCGGACCTGCTAAAAGTTTTTTTCAGATTGAAAGTGGAAATGATAGAAGAACATTCGAAGATTGTTTTATAAATTATTTACATTATAAACCTCAACTTTTGAAAAAAGTTTTAATAATTGCTGGTGAAACTAAAATATTCGAGTATTTACAAAATAAAAAAGATTATACAGAAAAAAATTTTTTAGAAGACTTCATAAAGCAATCTGTATTTAAAGAATACGAATCTCATTTATTATATAATATTTCTTTCGCAGTTGCTATTGCTGCTATACTTTATATAAGAAGAAAAGTAAATATAAATGATTTAGATTCATTAGATAAGTTAGCAGTAGTATGGAAAGAAAAGTATAATACGAAGTATGGATCTGGAACTATTGATGGTTTTAAAACTAAATATAATATTTTTTTTAAATAATTTTAATTTTAACGCTTGACAATAAAAATACTTTAATCTATTATATAAAATAATAAATAAAATATATTATAAACTTCTGTGATTTTTATAATATTTAGTTATGTTATAACATTTATTTATATATTCTAAAAACAAAAAAGAACTGTGTTCTTACCTCGTAGGTCAAAAAATGGAGAAACAAAAATGATCAAAAATGAAAATACAAATACAAATACAGATAATCAGAATGATAATAATGATAATCAACCAGAAATTAAAATGGAAGATATATTAAGAGAATTACAATCATTAAAATCAGAAAATCAAAAATTAAAAACTGATTATGAAAAAGCTAATAAAACAAAGCAAGATTTGTTAAATGAAGTAAAAAGTAAAAAAGAGATATTGAAAAATTTTGAAGCAAAAGCAGAAGATGAAATCGAACAAGAATTAATTAAAAAAGGTGATTTAGAAGCTTTAAGAAATCTTTATAAACAAAAGACAGCAAAAGATTATGAATCAACTTTAAATGAAAAAGATAGTTTATTAAAACAATATGAAGCTGAAAAAGCTGAATTACAAACTAAATTATTTAAAAAGAATTTTGATATTCAAGTTAATGGAGTATTAAATCAAGTTAAAGACCTTCAAGAAGGCGCAGCAGATTCTTTAAAGATTTTGATAGAAAGAGATAGTAAATTAGATGAAAATGGCAATTTAGTATTTTTAGATCAAAATGCAAATGTAAGAACAATAGTAAAAAATAATCAATTAGTTAATTTAGATTTAACTGATTATGTTGCTGAATTAAGAAAAAAACAACCTTTCTTTTTTAGACCAGCGCAGGGAAATGAAACAAAATCAGCTAAACAAAATCATCAAGGAAAAACATTGATGACTAAAGCTGAATATGATGCTAAAATTCAAGATTTACAAAAATCTGGAAAATTTAATGAAGCATCAGCAATTTTTAAAGCAAAACAAAATGGTGATATAATCATCGAATAAATTAATAAATAAATAGGAGAATATATAAATGAATAATTTCGTAGCAACAGCAAAAGAATTATTGTTAAATCTTGGTTTAGTTCAATTAAGAACTAACTCTCAAATCGTTAGAACAATAAGAAGCGATATAAGCTCAGAAGTAGTTGATACTTTTGACTCAATCAAAATAAAATTACCAATCGACAGAATAAATGTAGCTGATTTCACTGGTTCTTTAGTGAATTCACCATTAAAAACTAACTCAATAGAAGTAATCGTAGATCAATACAAACATACAGCTTTTGAATTAACTGATAAAGAGATTGTTGAATTTGAAACTAACGGCGTTATCGCAGAAGGTGTAGCTGAATCTTTATCTGCTTTAGGTCAAAATATCTGTAATAAAGTTATTTCTGGTTATAAGGAAGTTTACAATTTCGTAGGAACAGATAGCAACAATGATTATAAAACTTCTTTAGTTTTCGATGCTGAAAAAGTATTAAGATCTTTAGGTGTTAGCAAACCACAATCAGGTTATTTCTGGGCTGCTTTTAGCTCTCAAGCTTGTTTAGATTTAGTTAAAGATATATTGACAGTTGATAAAGCTGGTTCAAGATTCGACGCTTTACTTCAAGCAGGTATTGACGCTTTAGGTGTAGTTTCTAATGTAGCTATAATCAATGATACTTTACTTGATAACGTTTACCATGTCGCTGGAACAGCTTCTGCTGATACAATCACAGTTTCAACAAATACAGCATCAGGCGCTACTTCAATCGTTTTAGCTGGAACAGATGGCTCAACTTTCAAAGCTGGTGACTTATTTACTATCTCTGGTGTTAAACAGCAATTCGTAGTTTTAGAAGATGAAACAGTAGCATCAGGAACAGCAACAGTTTCTTTCGCTCCAGCTTTAAAATCTGCTGTAGCTTCTACAACTGCTGTTGAAGTTTTAGGTTCTCACGATGTAAACTTGGTTTATCATCCAAATTGGCAAGTGTTCGTGATGCGTGGTCTTCACACAGCAGGCGCTTCAATCGGTGAAAACGCTCTTGGTTTTGTTGCAGGCGCTGTTGATCCTCAAACTGGTATGACTTTCAAATTTGAATCAAGCCGTGAAGCTCATAACAAATATCAATGGTCTTTTATGACATTGTATGGAACTAAAGTAATTAGACCAGATCACTGTGTTCGTGTTTTAAGACCAGCATAATAAAAAAAATAAATTAATTAAATTAAGGTGGTGAAAGCCACCTTTTTTTTAAAATAGGAGAATACAATGTTAATAGAATACATTAAAGAAGATAAGATAGCTTTAATTGACTCTGAAGATAAAAGATTAATTGAAAAGTTTTTATTGAATGGTTATGAAATAAAATTATATAATAATAAAGAAAATGAAGAATTAAAAGAAAATTTTAATAATAATTTAGAAAATAATGATATAATAGAAGATAAACAACCAGCTAAAAAGCGTGGCAGAGTTAAGAAGGAAGTAGAGTAATGGAAACTGAATTATTATTGTTGATTGGTGAGATTAAGGGTAAATTACAAGGGATTGAAATGCAGCTCGAACAACAAAATGAAAAGCTTAAAAAACAAGATGAAATTTTACAAAAGATTGTTAAGAGTGAAGAAAACATTTTGAATATAGCTGATAAACAACAGAGGTTAGAAGAAGTGAATAAAGACCTTGAAAAAAAAGTAGAAGAATTAGAAAAAAAAGTAGAAGAAAATAATTCTGTAATAAAAGTTATTAAATGGTTATTTACAACTGTTGTAGCTATTTTAATACCAGTAGCAGGATTTATTATTCAAGAAACTTTTTTTAAAAAATAAAGGAATAAAAATGGATGATTTTAAAAAATCTTTTATATTTCATTCTGTTTTAATAGAAGGTCAAAAACAAAGAATTCAATTAAAACTAAATAAGATTATTGAAAATTTTAATCGTGAAATATTGAATAATATAGATTTTGAAAAAAGTCCTCAAAGTAATAATAGATTACTTATTCAGATAATGAATGAGATGTATAATAAATTATCTGTTGAATTTAAAAATGAATTAAAAGAATTATTAATATATGAAAATGATTTTTATAATTTACTTTTAAATAATTTTGTTATAGAAGATAAACGAGCTAAAAAAGCAACTAAAGAAACTCAAAATAATGTATTATTAGCAGCGTTGTTTTTTGGTAATACTTTAAATAAACAATTAAAGAATCAGCAGATAGTTAATACTGTAAATTTACAAGGTAAAGTTTTAAATCTTTTTAATCAGAAAAAATTTTTAGAAGATGACTTAAATAATTTTAGTAAGCAATTAAAAGCAACTGATGATAAAAAAGAAAAAGAAATTATAGAAAAGAAAATATCAGAAACAGAAAATAAAATAAAAACAAATACTGATATAAAAAAAGAATTATTAAATACAAGTTTAGCAGCAAATTCTAATCAATTTAAAGCATTAATAGATACTGGAACAACTTCTTCTATAAATAAATTAAGAGACGATATTAATATAGAAAATGAAGTTTTATTTTATCAATATGTAGCAGTATTAGATAATAGAACATCAGAGATATGTAGAGATTTAAATGGTAATGTTTATAGAGTTGATAATAAAAACGCGCCAAGACCTCCGCAGCATTTTAGATGTAGATCTTCAATATACCCTTTAAATTATAGAGGAAATAAATTGACGGCGAATGATGATCTAGGTGAATTTAGTAAACAATTTGAAGGAACATTTGTAGACGAAGATGGTAATTTTAAATTATCAAAACAGTATATAATATCATTAGAAAAGGCGTTAGAGTTAGAGAAAAAAAGATTTAATATTTAGTATTGATTTTTATTTAATTTTAATATAATATTAAAAAAAAAGGATAAGCGAAAATGGCATATTTAACAAGAGAACAAATAACTCTTTATTGTAATAATAATGAATTACCAGATGATCCTGAAAATGAAGGTTTAAATGAAGAGTTGATTTTATCAACTATATCTGTAATGGAAAACGAAATTAATGATTATTTAAGGCAAGGCGGTTATAAATTACCTTTGGAAGCTGGAAGTGAATTAAAAATATTACATTTAAGCATTCCAGTTTACCGTTATTATATAACATTACAATCAGGTTTAAGAACTGAAAGCATATCAAAAGATTATGAATTAGCATTAAGTAAATTAAAAATGATAGCAGAAGGTAAATTATCATTAAGTTTAAAAACAAATGACAGTGAAGAATTACCTGTTAAAAATAATACAGGATGGTCTTTTATATCAACTGGTAGAAGATAATGACTATAAAGATTGAAGGTTTAGATAAGTTAATAAAAGATATTAACACAATTGATAATAATTTAGATGATTTAAATGTATTATCTAAAAAAATAGGTGAATTGTTTACTAAAAATATTAAGAAAACTTTTGAAACTAAAAAAGATCCTTTTGGTAATCAGTGGACGCCTTCAAAATCAAATCCTGATACATTAGTTGATACAGGCGCTTTAAAGAATAGTATAAAGTATAAGCTTTATGATGGATTAATAGAAATTACAGGTGGAGGCGCAGAGGCTCCATACGGAATATATCACAATGATGGAATAGGTAAAATGCCGAAGCGTCAATTTATGCCGACTGATAATATACCAGACGAATGGCTTGATGATATATTTGAAATGTTAGATAAAGAATTATCTGAAATAATAAATTAAAGGAAAAAATATGTTTTTTGATGTTGCTGAATATTTAAATAATTTTAAAACAAATTTACTTTCTGAATTATCAGAAGATATATTTGCAGCAGATATTTATTCAGGTGAATTAGATAATTTATCAGAAAATAAATTAACATTTAAAGGAAATGCTAAATCTCAAGTTTATATAAGTTTTTTAAATGTAAATAATCAGAGAAAAACAACAGGAAATATAAGAGCAGATATTTATTTTGCTTGCTTTGTTGTGACAGCTGTAGATAAAAAGATGTCTGGCTTTTCAACAAAAGGCGTAGAACATACACAAAAAATAATAAAGTTTATTGCTAATAAAAATAATTTAACAAATAAACAATTAGGAACAAACATAATCGAGTGGCGTAATATAGTAAATAATGTAGACACTCAAAAAATGTATAACATACACAGAATAGTCTTCAAAATTGAAGGGCTATTAGAATATTAAAAAAATAAATTAGGAGAACATAATATGTCAAACACAATAGGTAAAAAGGCTTTAGTTAACGATCAATTTTTGAAAACTGAAGGCTCTGTAATAATATACGATATCGACGCTAATGGTTTTAAAACTGGTAAAGGTTTAAGATTAGGTTCTTGTGAATCTGTAGCAATTGGAACAACTTCAACTTTACAGGAATATAAAGAAACTCAATCAGGTTTAAATCAAACTGTAAAAACATTAAATACAGATATTCAAACAACTTTAGAATTATCTTTATTCAATATCAACCCTGAAACTTTAGCTTTCTTGGTAGCTGGTGAATCTGAAATAAAAGCTGCAACAACTGGAACAACTTTTGAATTTGACGCTTTAGGTGGTGACACTGTTGATTTAGGCGTAAATTTAATAGACGCTTCAACTTTTGTTTTAACATCAGGCGCAGGCCCAGTTATAACTTATGAAGAAGGTAAAAATTATGAAGTTGATAATTCAGGCGTTGTTGTTATTTATACAGCAGCAGAACAAACTGCTAAAGGCGCAACAAATGTAATAAGTGATACAGTAGCAGTAGAAGCAACAGCAACTTTTAACTCAATTAAACTTGCTGCTATCAAAGCAGGTCAATTAACACAAGTTGAAAAATATGTAGTTTTCTCTGGTTATAATGTTATCACTGGTAAATATTTCAAATTAGAATGCCCTAAAGTTTCATTTGCTCCATCTGAATCATTAGGTCTTTTACAAGCAGAGGCAGCTGCCGCTCCTATATCTGGTAGAGTATTAGCTTCAACAGCTTACCCAG